GATCTTCTGCAAAAATACCGTTGCCGAAGCGGAGCTATCAGCTATCTTGCAGAATACCACTATCGACGCCGTATGGCTATTGTATAAATTGATGTTCTTTACAAGTGCTTCGGTAGCCGCTGGGCAAGTATATACGACTACATCACCTGTAGAACCTACCGTCGTTACTATGTTCTTGTAAGCAGAAGCCATCAGTCCATAAACCAGTTCAAACCATTGGTATCATCTTCTCCGCTAACAACAGCAGGAAAGTCTATTTTTGTAAGAGCCATCTCAAGATCACGCAAAATTCGAACAAACGTATCGACATCGTACTCATCTGGAGCCATGGGCATACTGTGATCGAGCAAACTAGACATTAGCGGCTCCCGTCAGGACGTATATCAAGGCGAAGATCACCCAGCGTCCACGTTATGTTGGTCGTAGAACTTTCAATGCGTAGCGCAGCCTGCCTTGACCGGCTTCTAAGAAAAGATTGCTGAGTGCTGGAGGTTACTACATTAGTAGAATTAGTAGCCAAGCTATCTCCTGGGAAGTTGCGGGTCTTCAATACGTAATCTACCGAGGCGGTAGCACTGGTGCTTGTGATGTCAATGTCTGGTATTAAACGACTTACAAACATAAACTGTTCGCCGTCCCCAAGGTCAAAGTCAGCAGATTCAATAAACGAAGTCATAGCAGAGCCATCGTCATCGTCGCCGGTCTCATGAATGTAAACAAAGTTTGTAGAGTTAGAAATTCCAGAAGCTCTTGGATTGTTGTGTATCCCATAGTCAACCCAAGCAGTTCTCGATAATGTTCCTAGATCCCAAGTGTTCTCCGTGAAGTTGAACTTAACGTAGCGGTCTATTTCAGTAGAATCCGCCGTAGGGTAGAACCAGAACACCTCGTCAAACATCTTGTTGGAAGCCGCAAAGCATTTAAAGCTTTGATCTAGGTTAATGTCGTCAAACACATATCTGAGAAGAGTACAGGGAATAACCTGAACACGACCTGTGTAGACATAGAAGTTCTCACGGTCCATCCAGAAGACCTTGTCGCCAACTGTTGTTACAGCGTTTGGTCCAATGATAGACACATTGTTTGCTAACATACTGAAACCAAAAGTGAACGGAGGGCCTGTAAACCGCATGGCATGAAGGGCTGTATCCGTCCAGATAAGCATTTCCTGACGGGTCTTTTGTGCCGATATAATTTCTGATCCAGACGATATACGTTGAGAACCAGCCGTGTTTGTAGCGGTGGGTGTCCAATCCGCTGGGTTCTCTTGGTCAGACCAGCGAACCATCAACAAGTCTTGAGCCGTCTCATTTAAAGGGTTACTGCCAAAACAAACTACGTGTCGATCCGCACCTGAAACCATTATTCTGCGAGTTATAAGAGGAGCACCAGACGCATTTGGTTGAGAGGCAAGGTCCGTGGCCCGTGAACCAAGGCCCAGTGTCTTATCCCAATAGTACGGAGTTCCATCAAAAACATTAAGGAGTAAGTCTTCGCCCCAGTTGTCCTGACTGTACAAGCGGATGTTTGATCCTGTGTTTGCCGCAGTGCTAGAAGATGACCCCCATCCTACAAAGTCATTTGCTTCTTTAACAGTTGCTCCGTCGCTATGAGAAGCGGCACTAGTTCCACGAGCACCTCGAACAACACCTGCATTAATTAAATGAGTAGATTTACCTGTGTATTGAATTAACTCACTGCCTATCAACATAAGTCCAACAAAGGTAACCGCGTCGCCACTAGAAGAAGTAGCCCCTGTCGTTCCGTCATCGGCTCTTGTTAGATCACCAAACACGTTGCTTACATTCGTTCCGTAACGTATTTTTTCAGTACCTATAATAAGCGTACCCCTAGCAGGAAACCCGCTAGAATTTGCAACGGTAATAGAAGAACTGGCAACGGTTAAATCTGCACTTGTTGTAGTCGCTGCTGTTTCAAAGTTAGTCGCACTTGTTAAGGTAAACGAGGTCACACTGTCGTTTATTCCACCACTATCGTTAAGGGTAGTCTGAGAATATCCTGTTGTTACACCGCTCCAAAGACCCGCTCCAAAGCCTGTTCCTGTTACAACAGTATTAAGACCTGTGTTGATCTGATAGTTTGCAATAACAGCGGAACCACCGCCAGCCGTGGTTCCAGAAGAGGCCGTACCTGTAGTTGTTATTTGATAACTGTTAGAATCAACAACTGTTACTTTGTGCTCAATGTTTAATTGGGCCGTGGTTATACCGTCCACTGCCGTAGCACCACTAAAAGTAACATAATCTCCTGTTACCGCTCCATGTGCTATGGCTGTTACGGTAATTACCGTAGCACCAGAAACAACAGATCCTGTCTTTAAAGGATTAGATCCAAGAGTGGCGGTAGACCTGATAGGTGTAATGTCGTTATAACCACCACCTTGTTCTATGTAAAACTTGGCTTCCGTTCCAAGGCCCATGAACTTAGAGCCGTCCAATGCAGCCCAAGTATGCAAAGACCGTCCCGTTCCTTCTATGGTATTGCTACTTAGACGAGACCAACCGCCCATCTTTTCAGGACGACCTTTTCGAAAACGGATTAAGTCTGAGTTAAACCAACCATTTTCGTCGCCGTAAGACGTAGTCTCACGATTAACCCCAGGTCGGAACTGTATCTTCGACAAAGGCATTTAACTTCCTACAACTTATCAAGTTCAGTCTTAATCAGATTACGATTGTCCTGTAACCAAGTCTTGCCCGCATCCGTAAGCACCGCTTCAGCTAATTTAGTTGGTGTCTCCAAAGCCTCAAGCCTGTTGATTTCTATTTGTGCCTTTTCAGCAGTGGTAAGATCAACGGCTGTGTGCGTTAGCGTTACTGTTTGCTTGTCGCCGTCTATCGCAGTAGTTGTTGGGCCACGCTTCTTAGTAGACGTTACCTCTTCGGTCACCTCAATAGCTTTGACGAGGACATACTTGCCTAAGTCTAACGGACGTTGGTTGCCTGTAAAAACAACATCGCCACCTTGCATCTCTGGCAACGTAACTCGACCAACTGTGCCACCAAGGCTATTAGCTGAACTGTCTGATTTGCGAAATAAATAGTCCATAGTAGTTCCTTTAAATTATTACTTTACGATATATCTGGCAGTCCACCGCCACGCCTGTAACGAACATTAGTAGCACCCACGTCCCATGCTCCGCTGCCAGACGAACCGAAAAAGAATTTAACAGCTTTGCTCGTTGTATTGGTAAAAGTACGGTCTAACGATCCATCAATCGTTCCGTAAATTACAGCCCCTCTACGAGAAAACCCAATAGTGTTTCCTCCAAACCAACCCGCCGACTTTGAAGCTTCAACTGAGCTTTGATTGTTAGACCAGCCGATATTGGAGCCACCATTACGCGCAAAATTAATTGGATTGGCAATGGTGGGCTGCTGCACTCCTGTTGCTGTACCGTTATCTGTAATACCAAATATTTGTGAGCCTGAAGTTGTTGCAAAGGTAGCTTCAAAGTCAAAGTCTACGCCAGCGGGAATCAAAGCGTCAGCCGTTCTAATATTTTTATCGCCAGCAGTTATACTTACTGTTCCCGTGCCAAGACTTGCAGAGCCTGTATCGCCCTGCCAATCTGAAGATGCAAGCGTAATGTATGAGGGAACTTCGTCAGCCGCTGGACCCCAAGAAGCAAGTGGCATTGCTCTGCGACTCACCGTTATTGAAGGGTTACTGGTTATAGTTAAATCTGTTTGAGCCGCAGCAAAAGTAGCAAATGCTCCGCTATGACTTTGGACGCTCTCAACTTGTTGATCGTATTTTTCGGTTAAGTTTGTCCACGTAGTAGTTGCTACGCCCTCGTCTGCGTTCATAGTACAAGAACCAATAATTATTCCTTTTGCTGGACACGAAATTGTAGCAACCATAGGGTCGTCAGAGTTCCCGCCAGTGTCGAAGGGACTATTATCAGCGTCATAAACAGCCATCAGTCCAATGCCACATCTTGCTTGTGCGCCTGAAAATGTGACTACAACGTCACCAGATGTGCCAGAAGCAAGAGGTACGTACCAAATATCTTGTGAATAACCCGCTTCAGTGCCGTCAACTTGTTCTTTTGCTTTAACCGCTGAAACCCCGGCAACTGTAATTGTATTTATAGCGGTTGCTCCTCCGCTATTTGAAGAACCAGTAATATTAATAACGATCATTCGTGTTGCGCTGGCCGTTCCTAATGCCTGACTAGAAAACGTGTACGCAGTAGCACTAGATCCTGTCACAGCACTAGCAGTAAAGGCGGCTGTTACAGGAGTGGATGAATTATAAGATGAGTACATTGGCATCAACATTATTGCAAAGCCACCACATTAAGGTGTTTAAACGAGCCAACTACGGTACTGTAGAGCATAAAGTCGTGGCCGTTCGTTGTCGTTAAATCATCGCCCGTGACAATTGTATAACCAGAAGTAGTCAGCGTTCCAGCCGATCCATTATTTGTATACTGGAGAACAATAGTTGAAAGTTGCGCTTGCGGAGCCAGAGTATGTGCGCCTCCGTTAATACCAGCTTGTATGTTCCCATTTACAGCCGATAGAGTTTCGGTTCCACTAGTGTTTGTTCCGACACTAAAGGCTGTCTGTTGAAACGCACCAAAGCCTGTACCAATTCTAATCCCACCAGTTCCTGTGCCATTCAGGGTGAGATTGGTGTTGGCTGTAATTGTGGTTATTGTGTCGGTTTTTAATGCAGACATTTTTTAATCCTTTAAGGTGCAGTAGGCCAAACAATATCATCAGGGTCAGACTTACTAGCAGGTAAATTGCGCAGGGTTTTTCGATGCGCCGTCCAAGCATCTGACATAGTTACGTCTGAGTTTGCCATCCAATCAGACTGAGCAAGTAACCCATCACGTTTAGTTCTAATTGCTGCCCACTTACCAGCCAAAATATCTGCGGCTAGTTGGTCCGTATCTTTAGATGCAGTGTCACCACTTACGTCCCAGTAAGCCAATTGATTATCTAAGCCTTGAACTACCTTGCCGCCATAAGTAACGACATGAGCATCAGCTTCAGATTTGTTATCAAAGTCTTGGTATTTTGTAATAGCCCCACCATTGTGGGAGACTACGGCTGTAAATTCTTTCATTTTAATCTCCTATTGAAACATAACTGCTATTGCGCCATGCGTGAACGTGCCGCCACTAAATTTTAATTGTGTTAATTCAGCCGAGAGAGCTTTTGCCCCGCCACCAACCGCTCCATCACCGTTATCTGCAGAAGCCTGATTGCCTGTTTTCAGAGCGTGAGACTGAACCCACTTGAAAGTGCTGGTTTTTTGTAAGTTTAGCGTCATTGTACCAGTAATTGGACTTGTGCTGTCTTGAGTTCTAAAGTTAAACCCAGCGGATGATCCAAAACCTGTGATGGCTGTGTTTGTCCACAAAGCCTGGGAGCCAGATGTATAACCGCTAGTCTCAATTCCACCAGAATCTCCAATTTGAACTAAAGCAGTAATACCTCCAGCGGAAAATCTGACCTCGCTAAACATAATTACAACTTGTGTAACTCCAGTTGGAATTGATCCAAAAGTTACTGAAGTTCCTGACGTTGTGTCTTGCAGAGCCGCTACAGTAAACCCACCCGCCGCTGCAAAAGACAGCACCCCAGAGCCGTTGGTAGTCATAAATTCATTCGCACTGCCGTCAGCCGCTGGATAGGTTAATCCGTCAATAGTTACAACTCCACTACCCTCTGGAAGGAGGGCTAAGTTGCCACTGAGAGCCGTGACTGCATCTGTTATAATCGTGGACAATTTCTATCTCCTACATAAATACTATAGATATTTTTCCAAGGTCAAAAGTCCCACCGCTAACTTTGACTTGAGTAAGCTCGGCAGATAAACTTTTAGTGCCGCCACCACTAGTAGAGCCGTGGCTACTGCTATCAGATCCACCCGACACTGACTCAACCCACGTAAAATTATCAGCATCTTGAAGTGTACAAATCATTGAGCCAGATGCTGCGTTAGCTCCCTGACCTTGGCTGTACATCAAAAAACTATCCGTAACATGAACATCAGTGGAAACGTGCATAGCACTAGAAATATATCCGCTGGATTCGATCCCACCCGCATCACCAATTTGGACTTTTATATTTGCGCTACCTGAAAAACTAACAGTAGTAAACGTAACAATAATCATTTTTACGCCCGCGGGAATTGAACCAAACGTGACGGAAGTGCCAGAAGTTGTTGCTTGTACGGCAGACTGTGTAAGACCTGGAGCATCAATAAAGGACAGCACGGAAGAGCCGTTACTTTTTATGATTTGACCTGCACTGCCGTCTGCATGGGGCCAAGTCAAACCATCAAGAACCAGCTTGCCAGAACCTGTTGGGATAACCGCTATGTTTCCGTTCGTGGACTTCTCATTAACTGTGTCTACTTTTAATATACTCATGTTATATCACCACAAAAGTTGCGCCAGAGGCGAGAGTTAGTGTCACACCAGAGGCTATTGAAAACGGGCCTGTGCAGCTACCATTGTCGGTGGCAACCATCGTTTGGCTTGTGTTTAATATCGCTTCGTTTACTCTTATAATATCACCGCTATTTCCAACAGAGGCTCCTGAAGCACCTTCTCCTAAGAAAGCACCGCCGCCTCCACCGCCCGGTTTAGTACCCGCCAAACACCAACCTGTTTGTCTATATGTGCCACTTCCATACTCTACAAACTCAAGCTCATCTCCAGCTTCTGTTGTAAAGTTTTGTGCTCCAGCAAGAATGAGGTTGGTGCTACTATGTGTGAGTTGGCAAGCACCGTCAAAGTGAAGCTTGATAACCGTACCAGCCCCACCAGTGGTGTTAATGCTGGTAATAGTTGTAGTGCCGGTTACGTCAAAGTAGTTACCGTCCTTTTGAACCGCTAAAGCAGTAGCAGATGCGACATCAGCACCTTTAGAGAACTGTGCCTGACTATCGTTGGTAGCAATGTTTCCACTAGCCGTAAAATCACCAACAACTGTTACATTAGTAGTTCCCGTAGGGATTTCTAGAACGTCAGCATCCGCATCATTCTTAATTGTTACGTCGTTAGTTGAGCCTTGGCCCGTAAGAACTAACCCTTCCACAGAAGTGTAACCTATGGCAGCATCATCTCCAGCGGCTGTGTCTCCTGTTACATTAAGAGTTCCTGCCGCTGTAATGTCTCCCGAAGATAATATAGTAGCTAACTGCAAGTTTGAAATAGCATCTATAACAGCCGCTCCAGATCCCGCTCCGTCCATGTAAACAATTGCAGACTTACCGTTTGCAATTGTTATGTTAGCTCCAGAACCTTGTGTTAGTATTACAGAGTATGGTCCACTAGAACCAGAATCTGTAGTTGCGTTAATCATAATGAAAAACGCTGATGTTGTGTTTGGAGCTACCGTGACCGTGTTGTTTGCACCAAGGGCTCCTGTAAACTTAATTACACGGTACATACCATCCTGAAGGTTTTCAGTGCCTGATCCAGGAGAAGCTTCTCGAACAGTTAACGTATGAGTTGACCCAGAAAGACCTACTGACTTATACGAAGCAATACGATCTAAAATATCTATGTTGTGATTGGTGGTATCGCCCCAAGCTCCAGATTGTTCTCCAGAGCCTATCTTCTCAATACCAAAACTAGTTGTATATGATGATGCCATTATTTTATTCCTATGCCGCTATCTTAGTCCAATTAGGTGCTTGTGTGTAGGTTATTGGGTTCCATCCAGCTATTTGGCCCGGATTAATTTCTTCCCATATAAGAACCCGTCCTACAGCGGTTGCGGCCTCTACTCCTGTAACCGGAACCGTTATATCTATCTGTACATCACTAACAACCGTAGCCGCAGAAACTCCCGTGACCGAGACGTTGGCTAAACCCGTTGCAACTGCTGTTCCTATAGCAGCAGCCGCAGAAACTCCCGTGACCGGAACCGTTATATCTACCTGCACACTACCTACAGCAGTAGCAGCAGAAACTCCCGTGACCGGAACCGTTATATCTACCTGTATGCTACCAACAGCGGTAGCAGCAGAAACTCCCGTGACCTCAACAGTAAACTGGGTGTTCCACGCACCTGTGTTCCAAGCACTTCTTCCCCATCCGCCAAGATTAGGGTTGTCAGCCATTAAGCAATCCTAATCAATGCGTTGTTAGCGTCATTTGCTGGCATGGTAATCGTAAAATCTCCTGCACTGGATGATTTGTCTGCTCCAAAGTTAATCACACAAACAGAAGGTTTGGCCGCGTGTGTGGTGTTTCCAGCCGTCCCTGCATTAGCTAAAGTGGAGTTGTATATCAAAGCACCACGAGCACTACTAATAGTAGCCGTTGAAAAAGTCACGTCGGCCATATCAATAAAAGCAGTTGGGACAGCACTACTATTATCCCCAAGACCAATCGTAGCACTCGAAATAGAACCACCGCCTGAAGTGTAGTTAGTTCCGCTCACTTCATTTCCCGTAGTAAATCCAGTGGTGTCTACCGAGATGGACGAACTATTTGTAAACATAGCCAGCTTAAAGGTGTCCGCTGCTATAGAACTACCGTCTCCACGAGAATGCGTTGTCCAAAAATGAATTCCTGCATTTATCTCTTTTTTGTACGTACCGCAAATACCAGATGTTCCTACAGCCATTACAGCCTCCTTATTATTTCTGCCATGTCTTCATGACCTTGTTGTTTCATCAAAGCCCAGATCGTCGTTCTCTCGCTTTGACACATCTTATTCATATAATATATCAATATTTCTTTCAAACTCTGTCTGTGAGCATAAGCCTGATCTCGTATGACGGGAGGAGCACTGTCCGAAACCATCATTATCTTGTTTAAAGCCATCTCCGCCACATCTTCGGGCGAATGACCCCCATTGTTACTTGTAAAGACTAGAGCATTTCCCAATTCACTAACACTAGCAGGATCCGACATCAAACAACATCCTTACGTACACGGTCGTACCGGTACTGATCACGAGTTTGTTTTCCCTCACCTAAGTTCTTTAACCATTGAATAGATTCTAAGAAACGGTCTGTGTACTGTTTTAAGATATCCGGTTCTCCTTTCATAAAGGTGTAAGCCTCTACGAGGCTACCGTATAAAAGGGCCAATTCAGCATTGTCGCCCAACCAGGTTGTTCCGCTGGCAACCGTGGTTATAGAATCTGGGCGATAAAAATAATGTAGCTCCATTGTAAAATTAGCATTTGGAGTAGGGGCTAACAGAAAAGTAGATTCGTCCCAATCTGCATAGTACTTAGGAACACCCGTTGTGGCAGGGTTGGGTGTAAAATCCTGCAACATGGTGACCTGTTTATAGATAAGAAACTCTTTGCTAGAAGAATTTATTACGCTCAATGAATTTTGAGACAGAAAGTCGGTTGGTTTTTGCAAGTAAGAATTTCCAGTAGAGGCGGCACCTTGAGAAGACTTACGAAAAACGTCTAACTGGCATTCTTTAAAAATTCTTTCTTCAGCGTTAATAATAAAACGAGGTAACTGATTAACAAAAGTTGTTTCCGTGTTTTGTGTGTAGTCCTGAATTGCTGTTTTTAGTGTGGTAAATGTATATGCCATAT